ATGCTCATAAATAGCTTTCCATTGCAATGAATGAGGGTTAACTCCAATTGCATGATTTAATTTAAGGAAAGCTTTTGAATAAGCTTCTTTAAAATTGCTAAATAGAGCTGCATCACAAACCACCTTTTCAACAGGTATACAATGGAAAACTCGCGTTTTACCATTCTCTACTGCTGAAATTTTGATTAGTGCATCTTTTAACTTAGAGTTGCTCAGAGAAATCATTCGCTCTCCTTGTTTAGCAGCTTCTAGTTTAGCAATTATCCGATTTTTCAATCGAATGCCATTCTTATTATCGCGGAAAGATATTACTCCGTCGACATTTTGCAAGAAGTCACTCTTCTTAGAACACCCTGGGAGTTCATTCCAGGGAATTCCACAAGCTTTGTCTAACTCCATTCCTGTACAGAAAACGTTTTCACGATCTCCATTAAGGCCGAGGTCGATAACATCTTCAATAATTGAAGTTGTTCGCTTTATATGACCAATTTTCATTGCCATTTCATCTATAAATTGAGTTACGCAGATTTTAAGCGTCTCCGAATCCATAGATGGTAGTTCTTTACACATAACACCATTAGGTATTAAAAGTAAGCTCTTATCCCCATTTCCATTCTCTGGAATAGGAATTTTAATTCGCTTATCATTACCATCAAGAGGGCCAGGTTGTAACTGTTCCTCAAACTGATTATAAAAAGATGAATATCTCCAATGAGCTAGACTTTTAGTACCTGCTGGTTTAGTTTTGAACTTATACTTACCTAAATAAGTACATGCAGGACCTTCAGGAAGGTCTGTTGGGAATCCTAAGACTATAAGTTTACTCCAGGGATCTTCTTCAAATCCATGTTCTAAAAACAGCAGTAAATCTTCTTTTCTAAGAATAGAAGCATACCAATTCACCGGAGTTCCCCCACTATGAAAGCCAATTATTTTGGACAAATATCTATCACTATATGATAGAATAAGTCCGCCACAATCACCTTTTCGAGCTAAATCTACATTCAAATTTAACTCTGAGATTTGGATATACTCCCGTAGCTCAGGATAGGTTTCGCCGGAACGTACTATGTTGTACTTTTCGACACCTTTCACGTGCACTCTCCCTTTGGAAAAACCACTAACTGTTGGTAAGTGGCATAAACAAGTTTGATCGTCTACCAATCTTCTCCAGTTCGTTTCATCACATAAATGTGTTTCTATTGATCTGAATCTATCTGGCATAGATGACATTAACTTGGGTAATAAACTTACTCCCCGGGAAAGTAACACTTGCAGCATACGCTTTTTAGGCACAATGCGAGCTACTCCTAAGTCTCTAACGAGATCCGTCTTTTCGACAACACAGATTTGGTAACCGTCAATTACTTTTCGATTTTCCCATCTCCAGAAACGAACAAATTCACCAACACTATAGTTATGAGCATTAAATATGATCATATCTAAATGTCCG